ACCTTCTTTCATACCAATGCAGTACTAATTACACTGGGCGCACAAACACACTTAAGATGGAACGATTATGCCACCACGACTACCAACCAAAATAAAACAACTGCGGGGGACACTACAGCCGTGCCGGGAAAATAAGAAGGAGCCGCAGGTACGACTCTCGATACCAGATCCACCCACCCATCTTGACAATCGTGCCATTGATGAGTGGAATCAAGTGACTAAGGAATTATTCGACCTTGGCATTATCGGGAAGATTGACAGGTCAGCTTTGGCCGCATACTGTCAATCCTACGCGATCTGGGCCGAAGCCTCGGACCGGTTGAAGGAGGAGGGGCTGGTCATCATGACCACAAACGGGAATCTGATCCAGAATCCACTATTAACCATCGTCAACAGGTCACGGGAGAGTGTTCGGGTGTTCCTTAGGGAATTCGGAATGACACCCGCGTCCCGGCCCAAAGTTTCCGTGATTGGGAAAACCGAAAAAGTAGACCCGTGGGGGGCGTTTGATTGAGTTATCCTCATGTCACTAAATTGAACAAGTACGCCAGGGATGTGGTGGGGGGCAAGATACCCGCCTGTTCCCACGTGATAAACGCGTGCCAGCGGCATTTGGATGACATGGAAAGGAAGGACGTCCGGTTCGACAAGGAGAGGGCGGAGAAAATCTGCGTATTTGCCGAATTGCTACCCCACGTGAAGGGGAAATGGGCTGGAACGAATCTGATCCTGGAACCTTGGCAGTGCTTCTTCCTGGGAGTTCCGTTTGGTTGGGTCTGGAAGGACGGGACGCGCCGGTTTCGCGAAATCTACGGGGAGATCCCGAGAAAAAACGGAAAGAGTATGATGGGGGCCGTGATTGGCCTTTACTTATTCTCGGCGGATGGGGAGCCCGGATCTGAAGTTTACTCGGCGGCTACTACCGAAGCTCAGGCGTACGAAGTTTTCCGACCCGCGTGGCTGATGGCGAACCGAACCCCCGCGTACCGAAAGAAGTTTGGAATCGAACTGAGTGGGAACGAGCGCAACCCAGGAAATATGTACGTAATGAAGAACGGGTCCAGGTTCGAGACCGTGATCGGGAAACCCGGTGATGGGGCGTCCCCCCACTGCTGGCTCCAGGATGAGTATCACGAAGCCCGAAGCGCGGTTGCCTACGATGCCGGAAAAACCGGAATGGGAGCTAGAATTCAGCCCATGATGGTGGTGATAACCACGGCTGGCACCAATACCGGTTTTCCGTGTTTTGCCAAGAGACGTCAGGTTGAGAAGATGCTGGCGGGGGATATCGAGAGTGACGAGACTTTCGGGATCATATACACGATTGACAAGGATGACCCCTGGGACGAGTTTGATACGTGGAAAAAAGCTAATCCGAACCTCGGGGTGTCAATTTTCGAGAAATTTCTGCAGAGCCAATACAAGGTTGCGGTGCAAGATCCCCGAAAACAAAATATCCTGAAGTGCAAACACTTGAACGTGTGGTCCAATGCTGGGGAAAGTTGGCTTAACTCTGTCGATTGGGAGAGGTGCGCGGACCACGGACTGGATGAGGCCGATTTCCTGGACGAACCATGCTTTCTTGGTCTGGACCTGGCATCGAAACTGGATGTGGCATCCGCGATGCGTCTGTTCCGACGCGGGGACGAGTACTTTCTTTTTTCCCGGCATTACATTCCGGAGGAGAGGACCCACGGGGAGGAACGAACCCACTATGCTGGGTGGGTCAAATCCGGTCATATGGTGGCTAATCCGGGTTCCAGAATCGACTTCGGTGTGATACGCGATGATATACTTCGTTGGGCCAAACTCCACGACCTGAGGGGGAGTGACAGGGGAGGGGGAGAGGTTTGCAATGATCCCTGGAATGCACAACAACTGATCACTGAATTAGAAGCGATGGGTGTGGCGACAGTGGAAATCAGCCAGACCGTAAACATGCTTTCCGAACCCATGAAGGAAATCGAAGCCGCAATAAAAGCAGGGAAGATGCACCACGACGGTAACCCGGTAACGGGTTGGATGTTCCGAAACGTGTGCTGTCGAATCGACAAGAAAGACAACGTGTTTCCGTACAAAGAAGGGAATAGAAAATAAAATCGACGGAGCGGTGGCTACGATAACCGCTATGAACCGGGCCATGAGTGTCGAGGAAAACCTGTCCATATATGACCCGAGACACCCGGATTATCGGGGGGTAATCGCGTTCTAATTTGAGGTATACTTTGTATCAATTCATACCAGATGTTATGATAATTGCGGGGTTGTCTGGAGTATTTTGGGGACTGTTTAACAAAGAGCCCTGGCTAGCCTTTACGGTAGTCGGGGCTATTCTTACTGTACTCGGGATAATAGCGTCGTGGCCTAGGAGCAAATAATGGGGTTTTTCTCGAAATTAATCGAACAAAGGGACCTGAGCCTGACGGAACCCAAGGCATGGAACCCCGGCTTGTGGAATTTGTATGGTCGAATGGTTAAATCCGGTGCCAACGTGAACGAAGAAACCGCGATGGGCCTTTCTGCGGTGTTCAATGCCGTGTCCCTGATTTCCGGGGCGATTGCGTCGATGCCACTTCATCTGATGAAAGATGATGGTAGGAATAAAACACGAGCTCTGGACCGTCCGGTTTACCGCGTACTGCATTCCCGTACTAATTCGGAAATGGTAGCTATGGTAGCCCGAGAGGTTATGGCGGTTCACGTCCTACTTTGGGGAAACAGCTTTTCCCTGATCGTTACGAATGGGTTGGGCCAGGTCATTGAATTGTGGCCCATTGCTCCTCAGCGAGTGAAGGTGGATCGGGATTCCAATGGATTGATTTACATAGTAAAAAAATCGGACGGGAGTGAAGTGGTCTTTCCCGGAAACCAAATCCTGCACGTTCCGGGTTTGGGGTTCGACGGGCTGATGGGACGTTCCGTGGTTTCGTTGGCCAGTGAATCCCTAGGCTTGGGGATGGCAATGGAGGAATTCGGGGCCAGATGGTTTGGTTCCGGGACCCATCCCGGCGTCATAGTTAGCCACCCTGGACGGCTGGGGCAGGAAGCTCACGACAACCTGAAGGGTGACTTAACCGCCAAATATTCCGGTTTGGGGAAAAGCCACAAACTGATGCTTCTGGAAGAGGGTATGAAACTGGAGAATGTTGGGGTTCCTCCAGAGGATAGCCAGTTTCTACAATCGAGACAGTTTCAAATTAATGAAGTGGCGAGGTGGTTCAACCTTCCCCCACATAAGATCAAGGATCTGACCCGGTCATCGTTCAACAATATCGAACAGGAACAGATCAGCTACGTGGTGGATTCACTGATTCCGTGGCTGGTACGCTTCGAACAAAACTTCAACGGGCAGCTTCTCTCCGATAAGGAAAGGACCGCTGGGTACTACTGCAAACACGTGGTTGAGGGGCTCCTTCGGGGTGATTCCGAATCCAGGGGGCGATTTTACAATCAGATGTTCATGATCGGCGGAATGTCGGTAAATGAGATAAGGGAAAAGGAAGATCTGAATCCGATTCCCGGTGGGGATGAACATTTTGTTCCGTTGAATATGGTCCCTCTGCGAATGGCGGGACGGGAGGTGAAGCCCGAACTCGAACCCGAGCCCGAACGTACACTTCGGCTACCCGAAACCCGATCAGTTGCGGAACGAAATACGATACAAAATTCATATTACCCGATGTTTGCGGGGGTTACATCCAGGATACTGGATATGGAAACGAAGGAAGTGCGTCGCGCAGTCTCCCGCTTCCTTGGGAAACGAACCAGGGCCGAATTTGGAAACTGGCTGGAGGAGTTCTACGATGGGCACCACTTGACCGTAATGCGGGAAATGAAACCCCTCCTGGTCAATTATGCCGACGAGATACAACGATCGGCAAGTGCGGCCGTGGGTGCGGAACCGGGGATGAGCCCCGAACTTACCGAATTTGTGAATCAGTACGCCGAGACTTTGGGTTTGCGCTACTCCAGTTCATCACTGGGCCAATTGCGTTCAATATTGGAGGGGACAGGACCTGACGAAGTTGGGGATGAAATTGAAAATAGGTTGGCTGAATGGAGCGAGAAGAGACCAGAAAAGGTTGCGCTGAACGAAACGGTCCGGGCGAACAATGCAGTAACCAAATTCGTTTGGGTGGCCGCCGGAATTACGCGTCTGATTTGGGTGGCGCAGGGTAGTCAATCATGTCCTTACTGTCAGGAATTGAATGGGAGGACGGTTGGGGTACGGTACCCGTTCGTGGGTGAGGGGGAGTTTAATCCGCCTGGGGCCGACGGGTCGATGAAAATTCGCGGACCCCACTTTCATCCCCCGCTCCATCAGGGTTGTGTTTGTAGTATAAGGCCGGGGTGGGGACAATGAATCGGAAATCCAAAGTAAAGAACGCGTCCGACAAGCTAATTGAAGTTTTAAAAAAAACTGGAATAAACAAGGATGATGCCGTTGCCGCACTGAAGCTGGCACGGAGGAGGGTTCAACAAGATGCCAGTTCCTAAACCAGCCGATAGCGAATTATTTGGGGAAAACGAAGAGGCGGGG